AGCAGGGCCAGCACGTCGGCGGCCTGATTGGAGTAGGGGGATAGGATGGAACACAAGCGCGGACGGATGATTTTTCCATAATAAATCTCGCCAAATAAAATGAAAAGCATTGGGATGACTGCGATCAGTGTCAGCTTCACGCTGACATAATACATCATCTGGAAAATGACCATAAGGGTCATGACGGAGGCGTCAAACACACAGATGACGGCAGGTCCAATCGCCATGCGGATCGCGTTCAGATCGCTGGTAAAACGTGTCATCAGGTCGCCGGTCTTGTGCTCGTTGTAATATTCCACATCCATTTTTTCGAGGTGGGCAAACATATCATTGCGCAGTTCCTTCTCAATAGAGCGGGAAGCACCAAAGAGGAAGTAACGCCAGAAAAAACGTCCGACTGCGAGTGAAAGCCCGAGCAGAAACAGATAGAGCAGGTTTAATTTCACACCGTTCCAGTCGAGGCTGTGCGCGGTGAGCCCGTCGGTGATGACACCGGTAAGCTTTGGGATGAAAATATTGGCAAAGTCCACGATAAAAAGTGTGATAATGCCGAGTGTGTATTGGACTTTATGCCGTTTGATATACTGAAAGATAAATTGGAAAGCGTTCATAAATAAATCTCCCTTAATAATGTCCTGCGGTAAACGGTTTTACGGAACTACCATAAAACCGCAGAGTATCTTCTATTCTATACTTCTTAAAGCAAAGTTGCAACCTGCGAAAATAAAATGATATACACGGAAACAGAAGAGTTACTGTCTGGATCCGTAAGAAGCCGGGGAAAAAGAGCACAAAAAAAGTTTTCCTGCAAAAATCCTGAAAACAGTTATTTCTACGGAAAAACCTCTTTTTTATTTACATATCGCACAGATCAGATTGTATCACAGGAAACAAAATACCTAATCACATCCGAGCAGAATGTCAACCGCATGCTGTAACTCAGGGCGGTTGCGGTAGGCGTAGATGATCTCACGCTCATGATAAGTCAGGGAAGCTGCCGGATCATCAGGCTGGTCGTAACCGAAGGAGTTCAGGATGTCCGGGATTTTGTATATCTCGCACAGTAAGAGCAGTGTGTCCGCCGTCGGCTGTGCCTGTCCGCTTTCCCAGCCATAAATCGTCTTCGGTGCAACATCAATATCATGTTCCATCAGCCTGATCGATACGTCTTTCACTGAGTAATGATTTCGTTTTCTATATTCTTTTAACACCTTTGGAATTAATTCATTTCGCATAAAAATCCCCTGTTTCTGAAATTTAAAAAGTTATTATGGTTATCATATCTCACATATTTTAGACCGTCAATTAATTCTGATTATATGGGAAAATATGGTTGAAAGTCTTGAATTATAAGAATATAATGTGCGTAAGCAATGAGCGGTGTCAATCGAGAATATGTAGACCGAACATGCTTGCATGATGAGGTCTGCATATATCGGGAAGAACACATGAGAAAAGGAGTGGAGCGCATGAATAAATCCAGAGTGACAGAATATATCCTTGCTTATATGCAGGAAAAAGGAATTTCAGCATCTGAGATCTCAGAACAGACACAAGTTCCGGAAGAAAAACTGCATCCGGATTATAAAGAACCTCTGCTTGCCGAAGAGTTTTTAGAGATTTGTGTTTTTTTATCCCCGGGAGAGAGAAGGCTTGCAAAAACAATAAGAAAATGATGAAAAAGAGAATAAGAAAAACTTCCCTGATCCATACTAAAAGAAAAAGAAAGTGTGGATACGAGTATGCAGAAGGGAAAACAGAGCCTCTGTTTTACAGAGGCTCCTTTTATTATCAGCACGGCAAATATTGTTGGAAAAAAGGAGGGAGAGGGACCTCTGGCAGGTCATTTTGATGTGATCGGTGAGGACGATAAATTTGGTCAGAACACATGGGAAGAGGCAGAGAGCACGCTGCAGAAAGAAGCTTTCACCATGGCGGTCGGCAGAGCCGGATTAAAAAAAGAGGACATCCGGTATCTTTTCGCAGGCGATCTTTTGGGGCAGACCATGGCGACCTCGTTTGGGGTGCTGGATTTTCAGGTACCGCTCTTTGGACTTTACGGAGCCTGCAGTACCTGTGGGGAATCGCTGTCTCTCGGTGCGATGTGTGTAGCGGCCGGCTATGCGGATCACGTCGTGACCATGACTTCAAGCCATTTTGCCAGCGCAGAAAAACAATTCAGATTCCCGCTAGGAAATAGTTACTTAGTACAAGTCCTAGATATAAAATATAAAGCCAGTAATTTCAAAGGCTTCATTCAAATAAATTTCTTTTATTATTCTATGCCAAAACTCTTGTTTTCCTTTTTGATCTAGTTGTTCGTAAAGGACTTCCCAGTTTGAAGGTATCTGCTTTTTAAATTCTTCAATTTTTACAACCTTGTTATTGGATAATTCTTCACTAATTGAATTTATTTTCCCGGACAATATACTGTATTTCTTTTCGTATTCTGGAATATCAATTCTTCCTTTTTCAAAAAGGTAATTCAGTCTGTCACGCTCCCCTATTGCATCATTAAGTTTCTTATTCAAATTGCGCTTTGGTTTACCTGCTTCCTTTTTTACATCAAATTCAAGATTTTTTAATGCTGCATCAAGATTTTCAAGAAGATATTTTTCTGTTTTTGCTTCTGACACTAATTTTGTTTTGTGCAATTTCTCGTTTCCACCAAACCAGCATCGTTGATATTGCCGGTGCTTTTTGGTCTTTTTGTCTATGCTGTAAAAACTTGCCATTTTCCTGCCACATATAGGACAACGGAATAATCCACTGAATAAATATATATGACCGGATGGAGCGTATTTTATCTGATTGACACTTCTTATTTCTTCCATTTGCTTTTGGGTAAAATAAGGTTCGCAGAAATTTTCATTTTCCCTTACTTTACCAATATATAAATCTGACTTGATCATTGTGTCTAATTTGTGACGTGTGAAGTCTGGAATTAAATTTTCACGTACCCACAGAACAGTGCCGCGCTTGCTTTTGGTTGCTAATAAATAATCAAATATAGCCCTTGTCTGTTCCTCATTATCATGTACGACTTTCTTTATGCCATCTATTTTCTCTATTTTGAATCCTATAGGCACTCTTCCAGTGTAGGCTTTCCCTTCACGGATTTTATAAGCTGCGGTGTCTTTGTATCGCTCAGATATAACCGCCCATTCTAATTCTGCCATGTTTGCCATCTGGTACATGAAGTTCTTTCCGTATGGCGTGGAAGTATCGATCTGCTGACTCACTGATATCAAGTTGCATCCTGCGCTTTCCATGTCGTGATAGAGGTTACAGAAATCTCTCATATTTCTTGCTATACGATCGTATCTCATAATAACGACTGCATTGATTCTTCCTGCTCTGACATCATCCATCATGCGCTGAAAGTCCTTTCTTTTTGCCGTGCTATGCCCTGTGATCGCATAATCGCCAGAATAAACGATTATATTTGCATTATGGTAAGTTTTATTAATGTACTTTCTACAATCGTCTATTTGCTGTTCCATTGATTCTGAATTATCATCTTTTTTTGATTTTCTTGGATAAATTGCTATGTTCATTTTTAACTCCCTTAAAAAAACCCTCATATTAATAGAGGGGCATAATTTTTATACATAATATGGATTTGGCTTCAATATAATTAATATAAGGTCAATTACAACTCCGACACCAAATAAACCAAAAGTTAATAAATATAAAATTCCAAATAAAATTTTCCCTTCATAGAATTTATGAACTCCAAACCATCCTAAAAACAAGCACAAAAAGAATGAAACCCACTTGTTTTTTGCTTTTGGTGCTTTCGAATAAACAGGAGCTGCAGAACTAGAAGAAGAATTAGCACTATTATTGATAATTATACTTTCAGGGGTTGAATTCTTAATATCCTCAACTTGCTTTCCACACTTAGGGCATACTACACAATCAATATCAATCTTCTCTCCACAATGCTTACAGAATTTTGTGTTTTGTTCCGTACGTTTATACCTTTCCTTTCTTTTGATATCATCATTATAAAGCAAAATGATTATAAAACAATACATTTTTGTCATTATTTTATGACATTTTTTTGCAAAATGAAAGTTTAGGATAAAAAACAAATGGATGCGTTATTGACTTTTCGAACATACGTTCGTATACTTTATGTATCAAATAGAAAGGTGGTATTGGATATGGGAGAGCTTAAAGAGAAAATAATAGAATTAATAGAGAAGTGCATGGACGAGGATGATCTCCGAACCATATATGCATTTATAAAGAGGTTTTTAAGATAAAAGAAAAAGACAAGGGTTTGCGCATTGCCCTTGTCTTTCTTTTTACTTCTTCACAAGCTTTTCTGCCAGCTTCTGGATTGTGTTCCAGTCGTTTTCATCCAGTTCCGAGATAGCGGCTATGAATCTGTACCGCTGGTCTTTTTCCCCAGCTTTCAGAACATCCGCAAGAAATTCAGCTATCTTTTCATTTTCGGTCTTTTGAATGAACATTTCGCCTTTTCCGGTCTCTAACCATTCCACATCAACATTAAACAATTGACAAATAAGTTTAATCGACTGGGTTGATAGATTTCTTTGACCAGTTTCTACTAAAGATATGAAATTTTTAGTTAAACCAATTTCTTTAGCAAACTTTTCTTGTGACATTCCAAGCGATTTTCTCAACTGTTTTATTTGCTCATACACTTATTATCACCTCCCACTAGTATAATAGTACGAAAATCACACAATGTCAAACAAAATATTTAAAAAATGTTTGACAATACCAACTAAGTATGATATTATAATCACACAAGGTAATACAAACACGAAAGGAAGTGAGCAGATGAGCGAAAAACAGAAAGAATCCCTTACAAGACTAGCTGAAACAGTATCACAGCTGGACAAAGAAAACTTCAACTATATTCTTGGTGTTGCGGATGGTATGGCAATCTCAAAGAAACAGTCGGAAGTTGACAAGCAGATTGCCATGTGTGGGAGCGTTAAATAATGAGAAAGGAGATTCACATGAACAAAGCAGACATGGAAATTACACCAGAGAGGAAAGCCAAGATTATGGACATTCTGTTAGAGATTTACGAAAGACAGGAAGGAATTAAGCTTGTGGTCAAGGACAAGGTATCATGAATAAACAGTGTGTATATGGTGTAGCAACAGGTCAGACGGTATCAGACACACATATCTGATATTCCGACCGAAATTAGATTCATTTTTGAAAGAGAGTAGAAAGAAAAATGTGCGGATTTAAAAGCGGATTGATATTGAAAAATCGTTGTGTAATAGCAGAGGGAGCAAACGACAGCCACAGTGATTTACTGGAAAGCCTTGGAATTGAGGACAACATAGAAAATGCAATGCGTGTTTTCGTGAGAGTGGAACTTTTACCACCTAACGAAGAGTGGTGGACAGATCCAGACACTTGGAAAGAAAACGTGGATCAGGACATTCTGCCAAAATGGTTCGAGAACGACAAGGATAGATATTTTGATGAGTTTAGAAAAGCTGTCAAGGACTGGTGGAAAGAACACGTCAGAATTGATGAAGAAATCGAGGAACTGAGCAGTGGATATTACAGGTTGAAACGATGCAAAGTCAAAAATATGCTAAAAGACGTGAAAGCGATGATGGACAACTCCACGGTGCAGAATATGATGGGCAACTCCACGGTGCAGGATATGAGGGGCAACTCCACGGTGCAGGATATGATGGGCAACTCCACGGTGCAGGATAT